CCAATCCATCGATTGGTCTTTGAATCCAGAAAGAATCATGTAAAATAATCGCATAATCTGCCCATTTATGTTTGTAAAAATAATAATATCCTAAAAATTCGCCACAACCTTTTGTAAGATCACTGTTTATAAATAGAATATTTTCGGAATCAAAATCAACATCAAAATCCATTTCCGTAGTAAACGAGCTATGATCATCTACAATCACTATTTTATGATAAGGATACCATTTACGAATAGATCTGCAGCATTCTTGCCAATAAAAATTCGAAGTTTCATTGGTTACATGCCGTATAATAATAAAAACGAGAGACATGGACATCGCTAAATCTATTATAATAGCTTTTCATTATTTTATTTCCTTTATCTAAAATAAAATAAAAATCAAAATCTACACCGTTGGAAAATATTCCCAATCTAAATAATCACACACTTTTTTCCAAATCATATCTTGTTCTAACTGTTTAATTCGATCTTTCATCATGGGAATATATGGTAAATATTGACGTTGATCTAGTAAAATACATAATTGACATAAAATATAGGTATAATTGAAAAAATTGGTTCGTGTAATTGGACAAAAAAGTGCCCAAGGTTGTTGTATTTCAATAAATAAAATACACAACGTTTCAATGAGTTCATCATCCATGACAGGGGGTTGAATCCCCAACATAGAATTAATATACTGAATATGTTCGAAATATTTATTATAACCAAGAATACTTAAAATATTCCGCATTTCTTTATAATTTATTTCCGATATATTCCTACGTTCTTTTTGAATTCGTTTTCGAATGGCATCAATCACTTCATCCGGTATTTTCGTCGTTTCTTTTGCTTGAAATTGGGAGAGAATCTCTTTGAAATGATTTAGGCGAATATAAGCAGTATAAGAAACCTCGTTTGGCATTTCTTTATTGACTGGTTTTTGATTATCTACAATATGTAGTATGAATTTTCCACATTCTATATTATTACAAATGAGAATACCTTCTTCTTCTTGCGGAATTAATTCGCCTTGATTACAAATCAGACAAGTATCCGTTTGCAATACATAATCTTGTAGATGCATGATTTCCCCCTCTACATTTTTCCAATATTCTTGATATATTTTTTTAGAAGATTTATACTTATCATTGGTTATATCGGAACTTTCGTCTGTTTTCGCTTTTATTTTAAAGAATTGATTAATACTGTCCACATTTTTCATATTTTTACCATTCGAAATTTTTTGTTTCTCTTCATAATAGTTGAAAATATATTTCGAATTATCTAACAAATATTTTTTTTTTTGTATTTTCAAATGCCGAATTTCCTCCCGGATTTCTTCTATTCTATCTTTTGTTTCGAAAAAATCATCGGTATGTTGTTTGCCGTGTTTTTCTAGGTGTTTATTCTTTTTTTTAAGGATATTTTTTTCTAATACTAGATTTGGAATGGTATTATTTTCAATCACATAGAATGTATTCATTATATCCGTATGTTTTTCATCTATATTTTTAATATTTGTTTTTACATTCTCTTCTTTTACATTTATTATTTTTGGTGTGTTTTTTTTTAAAAAATCCATTATTTTATATAATCATAGTAATTATAATATTTGTATATTTAATATTATATTTTTGAAAAATATAAAATAAACCCAATAATATTTTCTATTATTTCTTAAGATGGATCATATTTACGTAGTAAATTATATATATCATATTTATGATATAAAAAACAAGTATTCTATATAAAATAAAATATTACGGAGGCAAATGAAATAAAAACCAATATTTCCGCGAAAAATGAAAATAAAAAATGTTTAGGAATAATATATTCATATACAATGGCTGGAGCTCTAATGCAAATCGTCGCCTACGGCGCCCAAGATCTTTTCCTTACTGGAACCCCCGAGATTACTTACTGGAAGGTGTCTTACCGCAGACATACCAACTTTGCCATGGAGAGTATTGAACAGACATTCCAAGGACAAGCTGATTTTGGAAGACGTGTTAGTGCTATCCTATCCAGAAACGGTGATTTGGCTTATAGAACTTATTTACAAGTCACTCTTCCTGAAATTAATCAGGAAATGGCTACTGCCAATGGATCTAAAACTGGAAATGGAGTCTATGCCCGTTGGTTGGACTACATTGGTGAGCAATTGATCTCTCAGGTGGAGGTGGAAATTGGAGGACAGAGAATCGATCGTCAATATGGTGACTGGATGCACATCTGGAATCAGCTAACCATGAGTGAGGAGCAGAGACGTGGATACTTCAAACTAATTGGACATACTACTCAATTGACTTATATCACCGATCCTCACTTCGCAGAAATTTCTGGACCTTGTGCTGCTTCCGGAGGACCTTCCCAGGTTTGTGCTCCAAGAAACGCCCTTCCTGAAACTACTCTATATGTTCCTTTCCTATTCTGGTTTTGCAAGAACCCTGGACTTGCTCTTCCGCTTATCGCTTTACAGTACCACGAAGTTAAAATCAACTTGGACATCAGACCAATTGGTGAATGTCTATGGGCTGTCAAGACCCTAACCGAACATTCTGGAACTCAATCCGTCTCCATGGCTTACCAACAATCCTTGGTGGCTGCTTCTCTTTACATCGACTATATCTTCTTGGATACCGATGAGAGACGCAAGATGGCCCAGAATCCTCACGAGTATTTGATCGAACAACTTCAATTCACTGGTGACGAGTCTGTTGGATCTTCCAGTAACAAGATCAAGTTGAATTTCAACCACCCATGTAAGGAGTTAATCTGGGTTGTTCAACCTGATGCCAACGTCGATTATTGTGCATCTTTATCCGCTGACCAGGTTCTTTTCAAGACCCTTGGAGCCCAGCCATTCAACTATACCGATGCCATTGATGCTCTTCCAAATGCCGTCCATGCTTTCGGTGGACCTATGGAAACCGTTGGTGCAAATGGATTTATCAGTGCATCTGGTCTATTCGAAATGGCCGGTGCTGCGGATAGTGCACTAAATACAGATGGTGATGGTTCCGGTGCTTGGTATGGATCTGGATCTACCTCTGCGGATCTTCCATTTAACGCCCAAGATGGTAATCCTAACACTGGATCCACCGTATCTGATGCTGGAACCTTCGTTCTTGCTGAGACTGCCTTGGATATGCATTGTTGGGGTGAGAACCCGGTTGTCACTGCTAAGCTACAGCTTAACGGACAAGACCGATTCTCTGAACGTGAAGGATCTTACTTCGATGTTGTTCAGCCTTTCCAACATCACACTCGCGCACCTGATACCGGTATCAACGTGTATTCATTTGCGCTAAGACCTGAGGAACACCAGCCAAGCGGGTCTTGCAACTTCTCCAGAATCGACAACGCCGTCCTTCAGTTGGTGTTGTCCTCCGGAACCGTTGCCGGAACTGCTACCGCCAAGGTAAGAGTCTATGCCGTTAACTACAATGTGCTAAGAGTCATGTCTGGTATGGCTGGTATCGCTTACTCCAATTAAATTTTCTGGAATTCTATCTCTTTTTTACTTATTTTTCCTAATAAAACATAAATAAATAATCAAAAATATTCGTTTTTGATTATTACACTTTTTACACTTCAAACGCTAGTTATATAATAAAATTGAAACAAACCATCAAAAAATAAATTAAGTATATTATATCTATAATGTTTAATAATATACTCGGAGAAGAATTAATAGATGAGATAGGGGAATATTTGGGGTTTGTAATGTGGAATAAAAGAGATAAATCAAAAGAATATGATTTTCCAAATGCTAAAGAAGAAAACAGCCTTTCTGGTGACATATTTGTAGAAGGCAATATAATTATATACAATAATACCCCATTATTAGTATATAAAAAGAAAAATGGGTTTCATAATTTTAATTCATTATATACATTAAACTTATTCACAATAAAACCAACAAAAAACTCAAAAACACAAACAATAATATCACAAGAATTAGTTGAAAAAATTAAAATAAAAAAGGCGTTTGAAATGTAAAAAAATAAAATACAACATCATTTTTACTATTAAAAATAAAAACAATATTCCTTTTACTATTAAAAATAAGAACATTATTCTTTTTATTATTAAAAATAAAAACAATATAAAGAAAAATACAAATATATATTATAATACAAAATGAATCTTAATATAGACATCGTTCAATTGATCGAAAATAATCCTATTACCAAGTTAAATGGTAATTATCATTCTAAATTGATTGAAAAAGTAAAAAATGAATTTAGTGAATTTGAACATCAATTGTTTGTTTCTAATTTTTATTGTTATTTGAATAATGATTTTAATAATGATTTTGTAATTGATTTAGATAATATATGGTATTGGTTAGGATTCGGACAAAAAGCGAATGCAAAACGGTTATTAGAAAATCATTTTACATTGGATGTAGAATATAAAATCATTTCGGAAGAAACGGTTACAACAAAAAAAGAGCATACCAGAGGTGGACATAACAAAGAAGTTATTATGTTAAACGTTAATACTTTCAAAAAGTTATGTCTTAAAGCTGGAACAAAAAAAGCAGATCAAATACATAATTATTTTATAAAAATAGAAATATTATTACAAGAAATTATGTCGGAAGAAAGTAATGAATTACGATTACAGTTAGAACAACAAAAAACCGAAATACAAAAAATAGAAGAAAAACAAAAACAAGAATATTTAGCAAGATTAGAAAAAGAAAGATTTTTAGAAAGAGAGAAAATATTATTGAGAGAATATGCAAGCATTGGATCTATTTTCTATATCATCAAAGTAAAATCCTATGAAAATGGAAGTTATGTCATCAAAATAGGTGAGAGTCGTAGAGGAATTGCAGGAAGATATCAAGAGCATAAAAATAAATACGATGAATGTCTCTTATTAGATTGTTTCTCAGTAAATAAAAGTAGAGATTTTGAAAATTTTATTAAAGAACATGAACTAGTAAGAGGAAGTAGAGTAAGAGATTTGAAAGGACATGAAAAAGAATTGGAATTATTTTTTATTGGAAAGAATCTCTCTTATCATACATTATTACAAATCATCAATGGAAATCTCAAATTTTTTAATGATACCAATAATGCTAAATTAGAATTAGAAAACGAACAATTAAAATTAATGTTAGAAATGAAAAATACCAATACGAATGATAATGTATTGATACAAGAATTAATAAATCAGGTAAAACAATTCACCGTAAATATGACAAATCGAATGGATTCTCTCGAAAAAATCAACAAAGAAATCCTAGAAAAACTCCAACGTTCCCAAGTAAAAACCACTACTGGTTTTCAAACACCTTTAGTAACATTAGGTCCACGTCTACAAAAAATCCATCCAGATACACTTACCCTACTAAAAGTATACGAAACCGTAACAGAAGCAATGAAAGAAGATTCATCTATCAAACGTCCAAGTATTAACAAAGCCATTACAGAAAATACAATATATGCAGGATACAGATGGCAATTAGTAGATAGAGAATTAGATCCAAACATCATCTATAATCTTTCTCCCACAAAACAAATAAGAGAACAGAATTTAGGATATATCGCTCAAATAAATAAAGAAAAAACAGAAATCATCAATGTCTATATAGACCGAAAAACTGCCGCACTTGAAAATGGTTATATATCGAGATCTGCATTAGATAATCCAGTAAAATATTCAGCTTTAGCTAAAAATTATTATTACCAATTATACGAAAAATGCGACGAAAATCTCATCCAAGATTTCGAAGAAAAACACGGAAAACCATTATTATACATCAATGGCATAGGACAATATGACGACCAAACCAATCTAATGAGAGAATTTGCATGTAAATATGACTGTATACGATCTCTCCAAATGAGCGATAAAACATTAGCGAAAACCCTCGATAAAAATATCGCATATCAGGGATATTTTTATAAGACACTCGGTAAAAAAATCAAAATATTACAAAACTGAATATTTCGATGTATAAATAGAATCAAATGTTTCTATACTAAAATCATTAATAGTGCTTTTACTATCAATAATATTTACTATAAATGGATAAAGGATAAACACTTTTAATTCGCCAGATTTTGCTAAATTTGCAATTTTTATATCAATATCACAATCGATGTATTCTACTTTTTCAATTATTTTATCTATATTTTTATTGTGGATCAATAAACCATGGGTCCCCCATAATTTTAAATTATTATTAAAATGATATATATTATCCATTATAAAATCACCTTTATTTTGTGTTTGATTTTGTCCTAAAAAAATAATATCGAAATCCATTTTTTTATCAAGCATACTATTTATTATTTTATTGGTTTGATCTATAAAATTGTCCTCTAATTTAAAGTCATCTTCAAAAACAATACTATATCCGGTATTATGATGTGCATTTTTTATTTGTTTATATAATTGTAAATGACTTAAATAACAGCCAACCTCCCTCTTTTTCTTTTTATCATCTACATGAGATGCATTAAAAAAATCCGGATTAAAATGATATTGACCCAATATTTCATCCATATTTAAAAAATCACCTTTTACCGCATCAAATAATTGAATTGGTTTATCAATGATAGACTGTTGTGTTTTTATATTTTGTAAGCGATCTTCATGTTTCAATGTAATTACATATAAATAAAGTTCGGTTCCGTTATTTTCAAACTTTTCTAAAACCGGTATATTCAAATATACAAATAGTAAAATAATAATTAAAATAAACATAGTAAATATTACCCAACCTTTTTGTTTCATCATTTATATATAGTAGGTAGTTTATATTTTATAGAAAATAAATGGTGCATGTAAAAAATACATATAATGAATATTGAACTTTTATTTTCTTTTATTTAGAAAAGTGAAATAGTGTAAATATAATTATATAAAAACAGTAGTTGCGACTACCATCCAATCCCTATCCCAATTCAATGTAGGCAAAACATATCCAGATTGCATCAATCTTAATCCACATAAAAACAAAACCAATGTAAAAAGGGATTTACTAATATTCTTTACGGCATCTTTCGTAATCGATCTAGAATATCCAGATCGACCTATTTGCCAATGACGATAAACGATTGGACTAAAAATACAAGCTAAACATATAGCCGTATTTCTACCAAACAAATAATACATGGAAAGTGTATTGGAAAGTATATTGAAAAATAATAAAAATCCAGAAAAGAACCACGCATTCTTAACCCCATATAAAACCGGAACGGTATATATTCGATTCTCTCGATCTCCTTCTATATCTCCCATATCTAGTAATACTTCATTATACCATGATCCAAAAAAAACAATCGACAATGCCACTGAAAAAATAGTAAATCCTGGATTTAATTCGATCAATCCTTTACCAGCAGATAACCCGGAAAAAAAGAGAGAAAAGGATATTAATCCGGCACAAAACACATTTTTAATAAACGGGATTTTTTTATATATTGGCGTATATAACAAAATATTTATAATCGATAAATGAACAATATTCTGTAAATAAGGAGATAAAAAACGCATATTTAGGAATTCAGTGAGAGATAATAAACCGATTAAAAACCAGACAGCTTCTTTAACCGATATAACTCCGGTTACTAATGGACGATGTGGACTATTTATACGATCATTTTCAATATCGAAAATATCATTGATTACCATACTACTGGACATGATGAACAACGTGTTTACAGTAGATACAAGGAAAGATGGCGTTTGTAATAACCCGATAATAGAAGGATTCATCATAAATCCTCCCGAAAAACACAATAAACTGGTTGGTAAAATAGATGGAGGGCGAATGAGTTTTATAAAATCATTCGATTTTGATTTTACAGTAGAATAGATAGGTGGAATTAAATCCATTTTACGAATGGATGGTTGAAATGCACAAACCCACGGTAATAAAATAAAAATAATAGGTAAAAACATGATACTATATAGTATACAACTTAAAACGATTCGAGTTTTTTTCGAAATACAATTATAGAAACCAGTTCTATATAAAGGTTTCTTGAGAGAATACTATATATTTTGAATGAGAATTTCACTATTGGCTATGTCTATATTATCGCTGTC